GAGATAGCGTAGCGTCTCGTGGGCTCGGAGATGTGTATAAGAGACAGATACCAGACTGGTCAATACCCATTGCTGTAGAATTGTTTATATACGGGTTTGTGTTGTATGGATTTGCAGCAGCAGTGCCACCATACAAACCTGCTAAGCCTGTAGCAATACCACCCAATCCTTGCATAACACCAGCACTAGATATGTTGCCTTGTTGAACACCTAGAGCAGCTGCTGTAGAAGGACTTTGGGTAGCACCAGAACCTTGAGCTAGTCTATTGAGATAGTCAGTCATAAAGCCGTAATAGCCTTGTTGACCAGTCTTTTGAAGAGCTATTTGTTCGTTACCAGAATACAGTTGACCACTAGCAGCAGCACTACGTTTAGAAGCGTCCATAGCAGGGTCTAAGACACCTGATTTGTATTGGCTATACCCAGGCATTTGTGTAACGTCAGTCTGTGCTCCAGGATTTAAAGCACCAGCATACCAACCAGCTAAGTTACCTCTGTATGGAGCAAAAGGATCAGCAGCAGTTTGAGCACCAGCAGCAGTAGAAGTATTGCCACCACCAGCACTAGTTGTGCCACCACCTAACCCTAAAGCATTAGTTACACCACCGCCTGTAAGTGCGTTAACACCTGTTGCTATACCTACAACACTGGCTACAGTTGCTAATGAGATTCCAGCAGACATGTTTGTGTCCCTTTCCAAAGATTGTTTACTTGCATAACTTGTCTGTAGTCTAGAGTTATCTCTTCTCCTAGATCACCACCAACCATGCCTGATATGTCTTGTATTGCTATTAAAAACATATCTCCTAGATCATTTATAAGAGCTATTGCATTAGGAACTTTAGAGTGGTTTGTTAAATATCCAGCAGGAGTTCTATAACCACCAAGTCTCATAGGAGCAATGATGCTGTTTTGTTTAATCACAGCAGTAGAAAATATTCCTTTGCCTTGAATAGGACTGTCTCCAGCACAAATGCTGTAAGTACCATCTGGGAAAGGGATGCAATCTTCTCTGTGTTTAGACGCTAACTCAATGTCCTCTAGAGTCCAACCAGACTCTTTAACCATTAACAAGAAGTCTTGTCGGTCTTCTTCATGCAGAGGGTATTCTTTAAGCAGTTTTTCTTGTTGATGTTGCTTAAAAATATCTGGGGATTTAAATAACACAGACTCAAGGTACTCAACATCTGTGTTACTAGTAACATAGATATTTTGCCACACAACATCCTCTAGGGTAAAGCCAACTTTACTGCCAGCTTTAGCTACAAACATGTGTGGAGCCACTAAAGTTTGAACTTGACCATCCCCATCAATAACATTAATGCTGCCTTTAAGCAGCACGTTCATGTGTTCTGAGACATGTTCTTGACCAACAATCATGGTGTTTTTAGGGTAGTGAGCTTCTCTAATGTATAGCCCACCACCAAACCTATGGACAATAGAGTTTGGAGTCTGTTCTTCTTTGAGAAGAACTTCAGCAAGCTGTAACTTGCTGTCTGTATTACGAAGGTCAAAACCTTCTTTAACAGCAACAGAGTTAATAGCTTCTACAACTTGATCCAAGATTATTTCCTATAACGTCCACCACCAACTTGCTGCTCTTGATCCATCTCACCTAACCTGAAGTCTACCTCAGCTCCATCTAGACGCAAAGAACAATTGCTTGTACAAAGAAACTCCCAAGCCCTACGTCTGTCAGCTCCACTAAGATATATCTGTGATCTAGAAGCACTAAGGTCTATAGGTCTAAAGCTAGACCAAGTTTGATAGTCGTCACCACTATGACGAACCATCATTGTTCCAGACACTTTGTCTCCAATGATTTCTAATCTGCCATAGAACTTACGTTTAGTAGTTCCGTTATCTAGGATGTCTGTGACTGTTCTACAGTAGATAGGTTGCCCAGCATCTTGATAGACAGTGGTATCAAAATAATAAATAGTAGCCGTATCATCATCTAAGACATACGGAACACCATTGAGTTGGGTATAAAAAGTGGGTCTAAAGTAAGACTCTTGGTACGTACCAGGATTAGGCTGGTCGTTACTCTGTATAGAGTATTGAGTCCAGTTGTACCACATCTTCTCGTTAATGTCGTACACCAATGTTTGATTGGTGTTTAACAAACTAAGGATGTACAAAGTATGCCCACCAAAGGTGTAGCAGTAAGCACGTACTTTACTTAGACCATCAACTTCAAGATGCTTGTCTATATGGTTAGTAGAAACCCTAATAGCTGCTACACCATCCATTATGTAGACAGAACGACCATAGGTTTTACTAGTACCAACCCACAGCACAGTGTTGCTAGTAGACACAATAGAGTCACCACTAGCACAGCCAATCTCAGAGGTGTAGCTTTGAGCTACTCCTAGTGGAGAACCTGTAGCGTTACCAGCATCATAAAAGAACTGGGTACTAACAGAACCAAAAGCTACAAGGTAGTTAAGGTGTTTACAAATACCAACAAGGTTGTCAGCAGTCTGTTCAAAGCTAAGGTAACTAAGAGCATCCCAAGTAGTTGGGTCACCAAGGTTACAGTTGTAGATACGATTGTTACTAGTACCAAGAAACACATAGTTGTCTAAGAACACACACCCAGCTACATACGGAGATGTAGGTAGAGTAGTCATAGACACAAAACCAAATGACTGGTTAAGCAGATACCCTGTAGTTCCATTGTGAAAGAACAAGTAGGTATCTAAGAATGTTTTAACAAAGTAGCTTTGGTTAGTTGTACTAGACGTACTACCAAGGTTAGCTACAGCGTAACTAGAACTAGGGTTAACGCTATACACAGTGTTATTAATAACAGCAATAAGTCTGTTATTAAAAGCAGCTAACCCTTGGCTAGGTGTGTAAGCAGGAGGTGTAACAGTTGTAACTTGTTTAGCTACAACTAGTCCTGGTCTTTTAACAAACTCTCTCTTCTGATCCCTAGTCTCAAAGACACAGTTAGAAGAGTAAGAGTCTTTAGCAAAAGTCCCATCACGGGACTCTATAGGCTGCGTTAACGGGATACGTTCCGTAGCCATAGTTATCGTCCGTAAGAGTTAGGAGAAGTAGATCTAAAGTCTGGAGCAAAGAAGGTACTGTAAGCCTCTACATCCCAGTCAGACATCTGTGTTTTGTAAGCCATAGCTCTTTGAGCTATCTCTTGTCTAGAGTTCATAGGAACTCCGTACTCCATAGATAACTGGTCTGCTAAGTTCCATACCAAACAGTTCATCCATTCGTTAGGGAAGTCTGGCACTTCAGTAGCTAAGCTAATGTCGTTGATAGGCATTTGAGCTATTAGATGGAGCTGTATATTAGTTTGAGTATTAGCATCAGGTGTTAGGTATACGTACAGAATACCATTTAACTTACGAGCATCGTAAAAGATAGTGTTAGCTGTACCAGTAGAGAACTTAGAACCTAGTACGTTGTACTCTTGTTTTGATACTAGTAACACAGGTGTGTCTATGTACGGAGTACTTTGAATGTTTCTATAGAACCCTTGGATAACCTTTAGAGGCTTGTCAGTGATAGCTACAGTAGGTGCTAGAGAGTCATACATCAAGGTTGATGTAGCACCACCTAAGACATAACTAGTCTGTCCAGATGTAAGAGGAACAATAAGCTCGGATACTTTCCATAGCTTTAGACCATCTGTATTGAACTGCTTAATAAGCAGGTTTAGAGACATGGCAGCATTGGCTACACTATTAGCGTCTGGGGTATCCCCAATCTCAAGCACTCCTAGCTTTCTAAGAGCTAAAGAGATGATTTGATCTCTTGTTATGGAGTAGTTAGAAGACATGGTTTAACCTTATGCAAGTTGTTCGTCAGTAGGTCTAGCAAGGGTTGGGTGTTCCCACTTGGCTATGTAATCGCCTTTGCCGTCTGAATCGTTTTGAAGAATAATATATTGGTCAAATTCTTTTTCAGTTAACAATGGGTATAGTGTTTTAATTTTTTCGTATAACATTAAGAAGCCCTCACTAATGAACCAGACATATTTGTATATGTTGTAGAAAACAATCCACTTGTCGCATTATCCAAATAACCATAAAGCTCAACATAATCAGTAGAACCATTTAAAAAAACAACGCAAGAAACTGTTGGGGATGCTGTGCCTCCAGTAGCTCTGACTCCTTTATATAAAGTGCCATTTTTGTAAATTGCTGACCTTGTATCCGTTGGATTTACTACTCCCGCATTAGAATAAACCGAGCCTTCAATTTGATAATAACCAGCCACAGTAGGCGTAAAACGACTAGAAGCAAAACAAGAAGCTGTATCAAAATCTTTTAAATCCAAAGTAACTTTTGTCCAAGTGCCGTTAGAAATTGATGTTTGATTGGCAGATGGGTAAGCACTAAACGCTGGCATATTGCCACTAACCATCACAGTACCCGTAGCCGCTGGCAATGTTGCCGTATTACTACCAGCCACAGCACTTGGAATAATAGTTGTCGTTCCACTTGTAGAACCAGACATGACAATAGAACCCGTCATTTGGGTTATGCCACTTGTACCATCTAGCGTCATAGTCATATTACTTTCCTTCCAAAGCCACCACACGGGCGGTTAGAGCAGCTAATGCTGCGGACTGTGCGTTGATTGTTTCGGCTTGTGCTGTGATTGGGGCTTGTTGTTCTTTGATTGCCGCAACTAAAAGCGGGATAGTTTCTGTATATGCCAGACCCAAGATTTCCTCGCCGTTTGGCGACGTAAACAATCCAACAGCCTCTGGCAATACAGTTTGCACATCTTGAGCGATTAAAAACGCATGAGATGTTTTTTGCTCATCAGCAATGTAATTACCTGTTACAGAACGTAACGAGCACACTTTTTTTATAGCATTTGTAATGGGTACAAGATTTTCTTTTGTTCTTTCATCAGAAGCAGAACTCCAAGATGTTGCTGATGTACCATTAAGAAAAACACCAACACTTGAGCC